TGATCACTTATGCGAACAAGGCCGACCTTCATGAGAAAGGAAAGGTCGAAATTCGCCCTTGCGTTTTTATGGTGACTAGCAATGCTCCACTTGCAAATCATGCTCGACTTGGATCCATCAACCCTGGTTCCATTGTGCGCCGTGCAGATCTTCATCTTCAAGTGAAACCTAAGCCTGAATACAGACTTCCTGATGGAAGATTGGATTCTTTTAAGGCGATGGCGAATTTTCCTGACGAAGATTTCGAAACTGATGTGTGGGAAATTTACGCTCATCTTCCTGATATGCGTAATAAGGTTACCCTCACTGCTCCCGTGAGTGGAAAATTGCAGGATGACAAGCCCCTCAATATTCATGAAACATTGAAATTGGCCACTACTATGTGTAAAAAGCATTTTGATAATCAACGTCGAATTGTAGCCAAGTCGGGCAAGATGCATGCTTCACGTCAATACTGCACCAAGTGTCTATTAGCTCACACGCTTTGCCAATGCGTAGTAATTGAGCCAGAAATTCAACTACCAGAAGAAGCACCTATGGGTGTTGAAGAAAGTTCTCTTTCTTCATTGGATTATTCCATTTCAACTGGTGATCTAAAAGCTGATTCCGATTGGGAATGCTATGATCGTGGTGACATTGCTAAGGCTTTTGACAAACAAGCAATGCCTCAAATTTCATTCGAATCCATCCGAGAGCAATTTACCAAATTCACTCCAACAATGAACGCTATTTCTGTTCGACTACCATTGCGTGTAGTAGAGAGTCCCATGATCCAGAAACTTTACATGTTTTACCATGCTAGAGAATTTTTGGAACTTGAGCAGACTTCTCGTAAGAATATGATTTCGCTTTTCTTGTTTATGTGTCTAACTGGTGTACCTTTTGGATGTCTTTCTCTCTCTTTGATTGTCTTTGCATTTGTTATGTGCGCTTTAATTCATTATAGCGTACTTACGAAGTGGAAGAATGATATGTGTGATCAACTTGCTTCTCGGCGAGATGTGACTACTGATCTTTTTGCTTCCATTCGTAAGTGCAAAGCAGTTCAATTCTTTTCTATCTGTGTTGTTGCGAAAGTTCTGTATTCCTTAGTCATTACGATGAGGACAGTTCATGAACAGCAGACAGTTCTCGCTCCCGAGTCTGTAGAAGAAATTGAAAAACGAGATACTGAAGTTAATCCTTGGGCGAATGCAGTTGCAGCCTCCCTTCACGTGACTCCCAAAAATGCTACTATGACAGAAGCACAAGTAGTTTCGCGTGTGACTAAGAATTTATTTCACGCCAAATTTGTTGAAAATGGCTTTCAACAATCTTGCGATATCCTAGCTGTAGGAGGTACAATGTATCTTATGCCGCTACATATTTTTGAAAATCGTAAAGATATGAAAGTTCTCGTTACCAAAGGAGACCCCTCCAACCTGAATTCCACTTTCAGGGGCTTTGTTAGCGTCAATTCCATGATTCCTATTCCTGGAAAAGATGCTTGCTTAGTCTCTATTGAGGCAGGCGGTCCATACAAAGACATTACGGATTTATTCCCTAATGAATGTACTGCTTCAGGTTCTGCTCATTTGATTTATCGTGATCAGACAGGAGAGGTGAGAGATGATTTAGTTCGTGCTAACTATATCAGAAATTCCGAATCTGGAGGACCCGGATACCAATATAATGCACCTTACAATACCTTTACTGGTATGTGCATGGCTACTTTAGTTGGCGCGTTTGCTCGCCCAACTATTATTGGCATCCATTTGCGTGGCGTCACTGGTAACACTAGTGGTAAAGCGTTGCACATTACTCGTCTTGAATTGCAAGCAGCAATTCATAACGCTCACAAGGAATGGAAGGGTACTTTCCCTTGCCATGTGAACGGAGAC